CGATAACAGCAAGAATACGACGAGTAAAAGAAACAAACTCCCCAGTACCGCTTTTAGCGATTTCAGCTTGTAGTCTAAGGAAATTGTCGCTCGCACGAGCCTCCCTCGCCATTTCAAGATCGTGCTTTTGTTGCTTAGCTTCAAACACATATCCAAATACCCCTTTAAGAATCGCCCCCATAGCAGTGCTACCACCGCCCGTGATAAATAACATAAGTAACTCGCCCATCTTTTCACTTCGCTCCGTATCTAACTGCTTCTAATAATTCATCATGTTTGCCTATTTGTTTCTCAAGGAACATCAGACGCATGTTTTGCTCAGCATCATCCGGTAAAGCACCTAACTCACCTCTGGGCCACTTCACCCTAAACTCTGCATTAAGTTCTACATCGTGTTTCAGTCTCATAATCTCTAAGTCTAAAGCATTTAACTTATTCCATATAACACTGTATCCCCAAACCACGCTACCTACTATAGCTATTACTTTAGCTACGAATGCAAGGTTAGCTTTGACCTGCGTACTTTCACCTAGTTCTGTTGCCATGTCTTTTAACATAAACAAAAACCCCTACCTAGGCGAAACAAAATGCGAAACAAAAACCTAGATAGGGGTTTAGAGAATAATGAACTACTACTATGAACCTAAATATTACTGACTGCTAGTCGTCTGTCAATCTCTTCGTGATATGCTTTGTCACCACTTCTGTATCGTGGATCAGATTGTGCTCGTGCTAACTCCTGCATACTCTTAAATGGCATGGTAGATAAACCAGCAGCATTGCCTTGTGTTAACTTAGGTGTACTACCTGTAGCATTCTGATACCTGGCGTACAATCCTTGCACTGCTAACTTAGCTTGTTGAACTGTACCACCTGTGACCGCCTCATCAAAAGCATCGATTTCTTCTTGTGGTAAATTCTCATTCGCCCACTCTGCCATCGCATCGTATTGACCGTTCGCAACGCTTTGTATTTGTGATTCTTCAGACTGTAACAATGCTTGCTGACCAGCTGCGTAGCTGTCAACTAAATCCCTAGGTAATCCTGCTTTCTCTAAAGAGTTATAAGTTTCCTCACTAAGTTGACCGTCGTTTTCAAAGAACTCTTTACTTGCCTCCGCAATCGTTTGATATGCTTCACTAACACCCTCTTCAGTTTGTTCTTCTTTGTTCTCAGCTTCCGCTTCGCTTTGTTCAGCTTCTGCTTGATCTTCTTTAGGAGCTTGTCCAAGTTTCTTCTCCAGCTCGGAGTACGCTTGTGCCATGTCTTCCGCACTCTTGAACTTCTCTGGGAGCCATTGCGGACGGTCGTTCTCTTCTTGCGGTAGTTCCTCGGTTTGCTCGACGGCTTCCGCTGGTTTCTCTTCGGGTTCGATTTCGCTTGGTGCTTTCTCATTTATTTCTACTCGGTGTAATTCAGCCATTTGTTATTCCTCTGGTGGTGGTTCTTGTTGTGCCATGTACTGCTCCTGTGCTGCGTTGATAGCTGGTCCTACTGCGGGTGCTCCGAGTTTCTGTGCCATCTCCATCATCTGTTGCTGTTGCATAGCTTGTTGAATTTCTTCTTCTGTCTTGATCAGTCCTTCAGTCTCAATACCAAGAGCAGTAGCACGACGCTTGAAGTAGTCAGATACATTTAAGTATTGAGTAACTGCTTGTGGTCCTACTACTTGGTTAGCACCTGCTAAGAACATATCTAATCTGTTAAGATCATTACCACGACCTAGTGCTTCAACACCAGTAACAATAGTAGGCTTAACAATATCTTTAGGTATCTTAGGTAGACGCTTGTTCTTAGACATCTTGTCCATCAAACGACTGACGATAGGTAGCTGTAGCTCTTGAGATAACAAAGAGTAGAGACCACCGAGGGCAGCTTCAAGTTCTTGACTTAACATGCGTATCTCCTCGGCAGTCACTCTCTCGGCATCCCTAACAACCCCACTTGTCAGAAGAAATGCTTGGCTGAGACGATCTGTTATACCATTCATTGTGGCTTGTGCAGTCCTAAAGTCGTTGAACTTATTCAACTGCAACACAGATACATCTCCTTCACTGCCTTGTACAATCGCACCGTTAGGAGCTTCAGCTAATGTCCGTGCTCTTGTTGTACCATTCGGATTAACCATGAACAATACTTTAGCTGCTGCTGCACTACCTTCTACGATTGCTTTAGTCAGTGCTTCTAAACTCTTTAAGTCTCCGATATACTCTTCAACAAATCCCCTGCCATAGTCCTCTCCATCAATCTGGGTGTAGCGTAACGGGAGCCACGGGGACTTGTCGATAGGATACTCACCCATACTTTCTTCGATGAGCATACCTTTGACATCTTGGTAGACTTTGTACTTGTCATCTTCTCTGACGATTGCGGTGTAGAGGTCACAGCTGTTCTCCTTTTCTTGACGATATACTTCTTCTCTTACAGATTCAGGAAGCATCATAGGAGCTACAGTTTCTTTAACTGCTATGTGTGTTACATTACCCATTGGGTCTCTCTTGACTACATAACGATCAAGCTTGAACACACGCATACCACCTTCGTCCGGTAAGTACAATAAACTGTTACCAGTAATAAGTAAGTTCTTTAGTGCTTGGAAGATACCGTTCCTAAAGTTCTGTACTTCTACTTCCTGCGATACACTACGCTCTACATCAGCTAATGCTTTCTCTAAGTCTGTGCGTAGCTGCTCACCACCCTCTGGTCCCAAGTCTTCCTTTGCTTTATCTAATTCATATCGATCTATAACAAGACGAAAGAATGGAGCGTTAGGTGGAAGCAGTGCAAGTAATAACTTACTACTTAGATTAAGTACACCTCTAGCTCCTATACCTTGGTATGGTGTGTAGTACTTAGTAGCGTAGTTGTGTCCGTCTGGTGGTAGTACATAGGGAAGTGTTAACTCAGAAGATGTACGACCTCTATCTAAGAATGACCACCGCTGGTTCTCCAACGAGTGATATAACCCTTGGGCTGTCTCGTGCATTATTAAACAGGAGCTTCTTCAGGTGTAGTCCACTCCGAAGTATTTAAGACATCTATTATCTCTGACCAAGTGTACTGAGTTTCACCTATTAAAAAGCTAGGAGTGTCTCCTTCAAACTTAACAACAGCTTTACTCCCGTCTACTGAGTATCTAAGATCGTCAGCGGATTGTTCAATCACTTGATTAAAATCTACTTCACTAACTTCCGAAGCGTTTATTATTACATACTTTCTCATAATACATTAAGGAGTGTCAGGATCAAAAGAAGCACCAGATAAGGTCAAACCTAAAGTAGCGGAAGCACCTCCTTGATCGGTAACACTAGTACCAGTACCGCCTTCAAAGTCTCCCATTCTCCACCAATGCTCGGGACTAAATGAAGTTAAATCACCAGCTGTTCTGTTAGTACCTCCACTACCCCCGTCCGCTTCTCCTTTGTAAATATTGGATGCTTGTGCGGTACTAAGTATAGAAGTGTAGTGAGATATTTCGTCTAGATAGCCTGGAAAATAAACACTACCATATCTACCAATGTATTGGAATGAGTAAGTTCCTTGAGCACCTAATGAAGTATTAACTGATAAACCGCTACCATCTAAATACATGTTTACAGAACCTGCACCGTTGTCAGTAACGACCAGATTATGCCAATTCGTTGTACCCGGCAAAGCACCTAATGCGTAATTCGACCCCGAACCTCCAGGACCAGATTGATAGATGTAACCATTAGAGGGATTAAGACCTATATAATTAGCAGTACCACCCACTAAAGGAACTATAGCACTAGGTGTTGAAGAGAACTTATACCAGAAACTCCACGATCTATTAGTTGATGTGAAACTTGTTTGACTAAAGCCACCGTAATCGCTCACACCATCTAATTTAATGCTGTAAGCATTACCACTCCAAGCTGCTGGGTCTGTCTGTAAACCAACACTATCTAATACATAAGCGTTAGTTGCGTAGTTAATTACATCTACTACTTGGTGTTGATTTGATGTGTAAGACCTACCTCCAGTCAAAGATAAAGTTGTACCTGATCCTGCTACTACACCAACAATACCTGCACCGCCTTGTACTAACTTACAACTAAAACCAGCAGTAAGTGTAGATGGTACAGTAACTGTTATAGTAGCTGCATTAGTACACAATATTACCTTGCCGTTATCGCTATCACTAAGTGTGCGGGATGTTGTAGTCTCGGATACTGTACTGTAGAAAGCGGGACCAAAGTTAGTTATGTCTGCTGTCTGTACAGGAGCCTGTGCCATTAAGTTGGACACCGTTATCTTCTTGGTTGTGGGTGTTCCTGTTGTGTCGTCTACTATCGGTAACACATCAGCAGCAGCAGCTGTCGTGAGTTCCGTTAAGTCTGCAAATATCTTTTTATTAGCCATGAGTATTATGCTGGTTCAAATGCGATTGGTTCTTCTAAGGGTTCTGTTACTAGTGTGTCTCCAAGTGGTTCCGTCAGTAAAACTCCAGACACTCCAATTACTTGAGGTACATCAAATCCGTACAACTCTTCAAAAGCAGGTCTAGTAAACTCACTAGGAAGCCCTTCTAAATTACTAGGTTTTACTAACCCTGACGGATATACAACAAGAGACATTATAGTGAGTCAACAGTTCCGGTAGCAAATAAGCTGTGGGTTCCTGCTGTGTAAGCACTTACATTACCTCTTAGCTTTTCGTAGTGTCCGTGGTCATCTCGTACCATAACCGATCCTTCAGCTGATACGGATTGACTGTGTACTACATGCCAAGAGCCTCCAATGTAAGCTTCTATATCTACGGTTGCAGCTCCAGCGGACTCAGTGGCTATGACAAATGTCCAACCCTTAGAACGCTCAACTGAGAATGAACTACCCGCTCCTGAAGCTGAAACAGATGAGAGTAGAGTCTTTTTATCAAGTGTGCGAAGGCTCATAATTTATATATTTATATTTGTTATTGTGAAAGTTGTACTCCTACATTCCCTCTACCACCCATACCTACAGATGGACGACGAACTGCTGTGACTTGTTGTGTGCCTCGACGACGCTTAGTTGCTTGTGTAGCTGCTCGCTGAGTAGGTGCTTTCTTAGCCATTGCTAACGGAGGTGGAGGTGGTGCAGGAGGAGGAGGTGGTGGTGGTATCTCCGGCATAGCGGGCATCTTAGGTTGTGAGAAACACATAGCTATTCTAAGTCTTTTGTTATTATATTGTCCTGTAACTGTTGGTCGTAAGTCTGTTGTAGGTAATTAATTACACTACGCTGTCCTACTTTATACCATATATCTCTATCAGAGTCTGTCAAGAGGGGACATTTATCCGGAAACAGTTTGTCAAGTTTATTGATAAGCTCCTGTGACAGAGCGGGTAATATTATTTCTTCATTCATCTCATTTCAAATTTATCTTCTGTCCATACATACAGTGGAGTTAGTTCACCTACATAAGCACACCCTATGTTAAAGTCGAAGTACTCTCTCGCTTCTTCCTCACTCATACCGTCACGCTTCATTAGTATACCTAACATCTTCTCTATAGAATACACTGCTCTGTTCTGTCCGTAGTCTGCTCCAATCAAAGCATCGTCGAATCCGTCTGCTAACATTGCTTCCTCATTCATTCCTGTAGCTAATGTCAGCGAGTTCCGCTGGTAACTTTCCTTCTTTAATCTTTTGCTCAGTCCATATCCAAGCTGACGCATTCCACAGTATAGCACCCGCATGGTCTTCAGAGTTGTCCCCCTCAGCCAGCCCCAACAAATGTCTAAACATCGAGTCATACAATCTACTTAGTGGGAATCCTTGCTTCCAGTTGTTGTCTCCGTAAAGCTTTCCGCCAGCTTCAAATCTTTTTGCGAGACTGCGTAAGGCGACCGGAGGTATAAGGCTGGGTCGTCCCCGTCCATTGTCCCCGTCACGCCTAGCCCCTGTGGAGAAATCTTTAGTATATCCTTGGTTTGGTAATTGTTCGGTGTCCATAGTTTCTTTATTGTATTAGTTCTAAAACAGTAGTTCTCACTGCGTAACAGTCGTGCCATCCATGCATTCATTAAGGCATCTTGTTCTGTGAGTCCAGCATCTTCGTAGCACTTTGCTACAGTCTCCCATGTGTATCCTTCTTTATCTAGTAAGCGTTTAGCAGTAACAGCTCCTACCTTTGGTACACCACTGTATCCATCTGTTGCATCTCCGGTCAGAGTTTGTATGAGGTGGAAGTTATCTGCTTCTTCTACTGATGGTTGGTGGTACTCTCCTTTGTTATAATCGAAGAAGATACCTGGTACACTCTTGAAGTCCTTGTCGATGCTAACGATGATCGTCTCTTCATCCATTGCTCGGTCAGTAGCTAAGATAGATATAACATCATCTGCTTCTAAGTTCGCCCACAGCTGTCCATCTAACTCATCAATGATCCACTGCTTTACTTGTTTAAGTATGATAGGTAGTCGAGACTTAGCACGGTTTGCTTTGTAGTCAGGGTACAGCTTGCGTCGGAAGTTCGCACGATCTGATAAACACATGACTACTTTGTCTGTCTTTAGTGTGTCCTTGAACTCTTCAACTCTGTTAATAACACGAGCTTTAGCCAGTGCCATGTCAGCGTGTACAGTCCACAGTTCTTCCTTCCATTGTATAGGTTCTTCTGCAACAACAGATGCTTCAAATGCTAACACATCTGCGTCTATTAATAGTGTAGTTTTACTCATAGTATACGCTCCAATTGTTTTGATATTTCATGTACTTAGACTTGGAACTATTGTCGTCGTACAGTTTTATTGTCAAGCTAGTCACATCTTTTCTAGGTATCATCCACCACATATTCACAGGTGCTGCGTAGCAAGCTACTACATCTACCATATCACTCATGTGTGCCTTAGATGTGCAACCGCTACCTGTTGATATGTTGTAATATTTATCTTGAGACTTAACACCTGTGCTTTTTACTTGTACCTTTAGATCACCAGCTGGGCAATGTACAATATAATCCCAAGGCATAGGCGTTGTAGGTGTGTGTGGTTCAAAGTCCCGCTCTAAACATTCTGTTATGAAGCGAGTCTCTGCGATTGCTCCTATGCGTTGTGCTTTAGATGATGGCATGGTGTGTTGGAGGTATGGTTGTCTAAGGTCTTGCGTATCATACAGCGTAGCAAGGCTAGTGTAATAGTCATACTCTATTTCGTCCATCATCAATGCGTCTCTGCCCATGATTCTCCGACCTTGTACTCACCGTCGAGTTGTACATTCAGCTTCAGTTCTTTACCCGCTACTTGAATAGCTTTCACTGCTAACTTACCGAAGTCTTCTGCGTGTTGTGGTATTACTTCTGCTTGGAACTCGTCGTGTATGTTAGCAACAAATGCGTACTCTCTACCGTGCTGCCACTTACTCTTACCGAGTGCATGGTATAACTGTATCAAAGCTACCTTCATACACACAGCTCCGGCTGATTGAAGTAACATGTTCAGTGCTGCGTGACTACTTCTAATAGGTAGTATCCTACCGTCTAGTCCTTTTAGTATACCTCCGTTCTGTACTTTTTTATCTATGGCTTCTTTTAATTTACGAAGTGCTGGCATATTACTCATAAACTTACGCTTCAGTAGTATACCTTCTTTCAGGCCACCGCCTACGATTTCACCCATGAGTTCAGGACCAGCACCATAGAGTAGAGCATAGATAAATGTCTTAGCTTGATCTCTTGTTTCCAGTCCTGCTGCTTTCTGATTAACAGTATGTATGTCATCTTCCAACAGATACCTAGCGTACTGACCGCCATCATAAATAGCTAGATAGTGAGCTAACATTCTTAACTCTAAACCACTAGCATCACATCCCACCAACTTATATCCTTCACCCGCACCGAACAATTCTCGACACTCTTTACCGTATGGTATTGAACAGCTAGGAACTTGAGCAACATTAGGTTTACTATGTACACACCTGCCTGTTACAGCTCCATTAGTATTAACACTACCATATATCCTCCCATTCTTTTGTAGCTTTAACCATGCACTGTTACCTTCTGATATTGCACCCAATCTTTTCTGCAACAACAAGTACTTCAATAGCTTCTCTCCTATAGGGTGATCTATCTTTTTTAGTGTAGCCTCGTCAATCTTAGGAGTGGTAGCATCTGGTTCTACTGGTAAATCATAGCCTAACTTCTTTAGTTGTTTAGCTATCTCTTGTCTACTACCAGGATTGAATGGTATGTACTTAACTTTGTTATCTAACCTAACAGCATCTTCCACACGCTTCAGTACCTTTTTAGCTTCACGCAGTTTGTTACGAAGTTCACCTTTAGTCTCAGCTTCAAACACCTCACCATCTAAGTCAAGTCTCCAACCCGATGCTGTCTTCATCTCAACCTTAGTAGGTTCACAGATAGACTCTAGCTCATCAGCTACTTCAGCTCGTTCACCCATCAACTTAACTTCTAACTCTTCAGCTTTCTTTATATCAAATGCAAACCCGTGTCGTTCCTGTTGGGATATGATAAATGCAAACCAATGTTCGATAGCGATCATCTGCTTGCTTGGCTCTTGCTTGATTAGATAATCGTACAACAACTGTGTAACTATACAATCACGCTCGCAGTACTTCCGCATCTCATCGTTGTAGTGATCGAATGCACCGTCCTCTTCTCCGTATGTCAGCTTCGTAGCTTTATTCATCCGGTGTCCCCAAGCTTTCAGTGAGTGACTACCTACAAGTTTAGGATCGAAGTTGTTACGACCGAAGTCCTCGTTGCGTAGGTCAGAGAAGATGCACCTAGATAATACTAAGGTATCTACTACTTTAATCAGAGGTGGAGAGAATCCGTACAGCTTCTTCAAAGCAGGGATATCAAACTTAATAACATTGTGTCCAACGAGCGTGTCTGCTTCTGCTAGTGCTGTCAGTCCACGGTGTATACTATCTCCTGCAAAGGTCACCATCTTAGGAGTCATTGGGTCGTACACCGACAAGCAGTGTACCGTATGTAAGTCCGACAGTGTAGCCCAGTCTTTAATCTTATTAGTTTCTATATCAAAGAATAGTGTTCTCATAGTCTGTCTATTGCTTTCTTAGTTGAGAAGTCTTCGGTACTACCATCCCATCTTTTAATCCAGAAACATCTACCTCTCCAGTTTGGGTTGGGTGTCTCTCCTACAAAGAATCTTTTAATACCTGTTCCTATCTTCTGTTCACTTTTAGGGTGACTGTATACTAAATCTTTCAGTACCCAAAACAATTCATCTGCCTCTTTAACATCGTCACCCATCTCCGCACTTTGTAAGTGTTTAGATATATAACCAGTGACACTAGTCTTGGTTGGGAATAATTCGTTACCTAGTTTTATACTCATATTTAGAATGGTTCATTATTTGTTTCTTCAAAGGTACTCGCTCTCTCTTCCTCGGTGCATCGTCCGGTGTCTATGTTGTAATACAATGTACTACAGTGTCCGGTCTCACCGCTGAATCGATTCTTCAGTACTCTTACTTTTGTTTCGTTAGATAGCCTGTCGCTCTGTTGGTTGCGTTCCAGTCCGATAACCATGTCCGATAGCTGTGCTATTGCTTGACTACCTCGGAGGTGATGCAGAC